CCGGGGCGAGGCCGTCAGCAGGACGAGACGCCCTCCTCGCTGACCCACCCACCGCGGCCGGGGACGCGGCCAGGCATCTCGACCGGCCTACCGTCATCGAGGCCGTCGTGGGCAGGGACGAGGGCGTGGCCGCCCCGGGTGGGGAGGATTCCGCTGCCTCCCTCCCGCAGGCAGCGGGGCGACCTCGGCGAGTGCTTGCAGATCGGAGAGTCCCAGCCCTTGCCGTACGAGGGCTCCAGCTTCTCCATCTCGTGGATCTCGGCCTGCGTGTGGTGAGGCCTTGGGTGGTGCCGGTACCGGCCGTGCTCGAAGGCGGCGAGCGCTCCTATGAGGGTGGCGATGACGAGGGCGACGGTGGCGGCGATGGCGGCGATGTAGGCGCTGCGGGTGGGGCGGTTCGTGCTCATGGCTTAAGTGTATGCACGCATACTCCCCCGAAGCAAGCCGCTTCGGGGGAGTATCTAGTGCCGTAGGTCACTACGCCTGGGAGAGGATCGCTCCTACGGCCATGACAGCGTGGCCGATGGTCGGGAGCTGGACGGTTTCCTCGCCGTAGGAGAAGGAGACTCCCCCGTCCAGCGGGGCGATCACGGCGCTCTCCCCGTCCGGGAGCCAGATCACGTACACGAGTCCGACCCTCCGCACGCGGCACCGCACGTCGAATGCCGTGACCCTGTTCTTGACGGAGGCCCGCCCGTTGTGGGCCACCGCCTCCATGAGGGCGTCGGAGACGACGACAGGGTCCACCCCGTCGTACCCGTACCTCCTCACCGGCAGCCCCTCGCGGGGCACGAGCCAGAAGTCATCGGTGAACTGAGCGCTGCTGGGTCCGACGGTCACGTACTCGCCGTGGCTCTCCCTGACCACGTTGAGACGGCTGTAGGGCCACTGGCGATCGATCTGTGCGGCTACCCGCTCGACCATGTGTGTCTTGGTGCTCATGGTTTCTCCTACGTGGTGGCGGTGGTGGTGGTGGTCTAGAACACTCTGGCCTGGGACAGGGTCTCCCTGACCGTAGAGGCGTAACGACCGCGCACCGTCAGTGCCCCGCTGTCCGGGTCGAGGCCGATGACGGCCTCCGTGCACGTCCCCCACGGGCAGGGATCGAGCAGGGCCAGCTCCCCCTCACCGACCTCGACCACGTATCCGACGTCCTCCAGCGCTTCCTGGGCCCGGCACAGGCGCTCCCCACCCAGGTCCAGGCGGATGACGAGGGGGAGGATGTAGGTGATCGATGGGTACTCCTCCGGTGCCTGGGAGAAGTCCATGCGGAGCGGGCCGACGGCGGTGGCGGGCAGGCCGTCCGTGTCCTCCCGGATGAGGCGGATCGAGTAGCGCTCTATCAGGCCCTCCCCCGTCAGGGCGGCCGTCAGCTCGATGGCCCCGTCCCGGCCGTCGCGGACGGTGACCGACTTGGCGCCGTAACGGGCGAAGTCTGGCAGCGGCTCCAGTAGGCGGCACTCGGGGCCGAGGGCGTCACGGAGGACGCTCAGCAGCTCCTTGGCAAGCTCTTCCTTGTTGCTCATGTCACTTTCCTTTTGTGAGTGGATTGGCTGTCTGGGTACAAGATAAGGCTAGCGCCGCCCCTAAGGGCGGCGCCAGTTCCCCTATCCCAACATTTCTATGATCTCAGTCACTCACCTCACTCTCCGTCAGCTGGGCAATTCTCCGGTCAAGGTACTGGCGGGCCTTGCGCAGGTCCTCCAGACGCTTCCCCTCGCCGCCCTTACGGCCCTGCCGCAGCAGGTACTTGCCGCAGTTCCACAGCAGCGGGTCGGAGGGGAAGGCGGCGTCCAGCACGTCCCACGACTCGACGTTGGCCGCGTCGCTCAGTCCGAGCGCGGTGAGCGACTGCCCCAGCCAGGTGTAGTGCTCCGGGGACCTGACGGCCTCGCTCGCCGTCATCGTCGGTGCAGGAGGCTCCTCGGTCAGGGGGTCCGAGTAGTTCCACACCGCCAGGGAGTTCCTAACGAAGGGGCGGGCGCTGAGGGGCCTGTCTGCGTAGTACCGGGTCCGCAGCTCCTCGGGAACGTACAGGGTCAGGTCGAACAGGCCCTCAGGGTCCTGGGAGGGGTCCTCCAGACCATGGGGAGCGGTGGCCGATGACCAGAACAGGGTTCGGGTCAGGACGACCTCGCGCAGGGCCGAGTCACGCTCCAGGGCCTCGACGTACTCCTCCGGGAGCGTGAGCTGGACGTTAGGGACCAGCCCGCCCCACACCTCGAGACAGGCCCCGTTGCCGAGGTAGATCTCGACGCTCGGGTCTCTATCCGGGAAGTCCTTAAGGTCGAAGACGAAGTCCCCGTCCTCCAAGAGGATCCTCCCACCTCCGGCGCGCAGGGCCTCTCTGTACGCGGTCTTGAGAGGTGAGTCGGACCTCACCAGGTAGTCGAACTCGGAGTAGCGGCTCATCAGACGACCTTTCGGGTGGATGTGGTGTTCGGGATTTTCATAGCGCTCTCCGCACGGTCGCGAAGGGTCTCGCCCAGGGCGACTATCGGGAGTCCCGCGGCCAGGGCGACGGCGGTAGCAGTCAGGGAGGCGATCATGCGACCACCCCGTCCCGGGCGCCCATCCACGTCGTCACGGCCTCAAGGGCGGACGCGCCGAACGTCGCGGGGATCGTCATGCCGGCCGGGTAGACGCCCCAGCACCGCTGTCCGCAGCGCTTCAGCTGGGCGACGGTCTGCCCGTTCTCATAGACAAGGCACTCGGAGGCCTCGTGCAGGGTATCCGCGTCGAGCGGCTTGATTCGCGCCTGAGGGTGATGGAAGACGCGGGTCCAGGTGGTCTTTGTAGGTGAGATCTCGGTGCTCATGATTCCTCGCTAGGTGGTAGGGCTGCGGGCTTGACCTAAGCGTATGCCGTCATACGTCCCAGGGCAAGCCCGCAGCGGTCAGAACAGTGTGGGCTGCGTCTCCCCGTCCCCGAACCGCGGGGGCTTGCGCTTCCACTGGCCGAGCACGCGGTCCACGGTCTGGCGGGTCATTCCGGAAACCTCACTCAGGACCGACTTCGACACGCCTCGCGAGTAGGCGGCCAGGACCTCCTGCTGGAGGGCTGCGCGGGCCAGCTTCGCGTCCCGGCGGGCCTTCCGGTCGAGGCGCGCGGCCTCCTCCAGCGGATCGTCGATCGCGGGGGCAGGCTCCAGGTCCTCGGTCTGCGGGGTCGGGAGGCGCTGCTCCAGGGCGTGGGCGTGCTCCTGAGAGTCCTCCAGGGCCTTGGCCTGCTGGACGGTCAGCGAGAGCAGCTTGCGAAGGTCCCCGGCCATCGCGCGCTCGGCGTCGATCCCGAAAGATCCTCGGTAGCCCTTGCCGCTGGCCCAGCCTTCCAGGAGCCTGGGCAGGTCTGCAACGTCGTTGATGGATGTCATAGGTGTCTCCTATAGGTTCAGTCGTCCAGGTAACGGGTAGCCCAGGCCAGGGCCAGGGCAATGACCTGAATCACCTCGGACTCCAGGTCCGAACCGTGACCGGTCTCGGCCTCGTTGTCGTAGGTCAGGCAGGCCGCGACCTCGCCGATCTCCTCCACGAGGGCGAACAGGCGGGTCTCGTCGGTGTGGCCGTCACACTCCAGCGTCATTCCGGGGTGCTTCTTAGCGGCTCGGATGTACTCCTCCCGCGCGATAGTGAGGACGTCGGTCTCCTCAGGCAGGAGGTTCGACGCCGCGCGGGCGATCTTCCACAGCCACTCCCGGACCGTATCCCGGCTGACGACGGCGGCGTCCGGCAGTAGGGCCGCGTAGTGCAGCATCCATACGACCTCACGGCTGGGGGACGGATTCTCAGGCGGGATGGTCCAGCCGTGGAACTTCTTGAACCCCTCCACCCACACCCTGGTCATGCGGGTACAGGTAGGCGCCCCCTCAGGGACGGGGACCGCGGCGCGCTCCAGGACTCGGCCCAGCTCGGAAGCCTCGCCCTCGCGGTAGGTAAGCAGATAGGCGTCCTGGAGAGCCCTCTTCAGCTCCTCCACACGTCTCTGAGCCGCCTGGAGCACGGCTCCCGGGCAGTTGTTATATGGTGACGTCACTGTGTCTCCTAACGTAGTTGGGGTGGACGTATGAAATCATACACCC